ATATACAGCGGGAGCTAACTAATAAGCTAACCCCCTACCCCCTGTACTATTTCTTTATATTTTCTTTATATTTTTATTTATTGTATGTCTTTCTTTACCACTCTTTACCGCGTGGCAATGGTTGCAGAGCGCTTGAAACGGGCCGTACCAGAAGTTACCGCCCTGGCGTACTGGCGTTATATGATCGCATACATTAGCAAGCCTGGAGCATGAAACGCACACAGGATTGTTAGCTATAAATACAGCCCTCAAAGATCTCCAGCGCCTAGTGTTGTATCTCTTCTCTTTATACTTTCGGCCCTCATGCGAAGCTGTTATAGTGTGGTATACATTCTTTCGTTGCTTCTTTGGTATACTGGCCATAGCTTAATTTATGTAATTGTTTTATAATTCTATACAGCTTAGCATCTTGCTTAGTGTTTAGATCTTTAGCCTTTACTCTTTGTGCTCTGTACTTCTCTACGTTGTAGGCTATCTCTGTTAGCTCTTCACTTGTATAACTCATATTGCTTAACTGTGTTTATATATATACTCATCTACTTTATTTTTATAATACTCTGCTAAAGTCTTTAGCTCTTCATCTGTGTACCTCTTAATAGTATTAGATCTATCTGCTATTAGCTGTGCTGTACCCTTGCCGTATATATGATCTATATATTTGCTGTACTCATACTGGCGCCCCTGGTTACCTATATTACAGCTGTAGCATTGGGGCCCACAGTTAGCGAATAGCCAGCGGGTGCTATAGTGGCGCCTGCTCATAAAGTGGCCGTTCTGCATCTCTTTAACATGCTTTACAGTACTGCATGTTACGCACTTTACGTGCCCTCTACTATCTGCATGGCTCCAGCGTATATATTGGCTAAAATATGTATCTAGCTTCTTAATCAAAGTTTTTCTCTTTATACCTTTCTTTTTGCGCCCGGGCAATTTCTTCAAAATCTTTTTGCGTTAAATGTACATGGCCGCCTAACTCTTCTAAGCTTTTCTTAGGCGTATCTACTATTATAGCTTCACCTAGCCTTTGCCAGTCTATCATACCATTAGTATAAGGCTCTAGCTTTTTATGGTGCTCTTCTCGTAAAGGTACAGTATTTTGTAGCTCATACTCTTGTATACATTTTATTAGAGTATTAGTAGTTAAATTGCCGTATAGCTCATATTTGCCCTGGCGTATATGCTTAAAGCATATTAGTACCTCTTCTACCTTTAAGCTAGGGTATAGCTCAATAATATCATCTACAGCATCTTGTACGTCATTTTCTGACTGAAAAGATCTAGTAGCATTAACTGACCTAATAAGCCTGGATAGCTGACCGAATAGCAGCGCTCTAGTAGCTGCGCTATCGGCTTTATTAGCTGACTGCAGTACTAAGCCCTCTGTAAAAGCTTTTTTTACTGTTAGCTCTCTAGCTATATTATCAGCGTTTTTTATTAATCCAGTCAATTGTGTTTTGTGTAGTTTCAAAGCTTGCGCCTTTTTGCTTTTTAATGGGAAAAAGTCCTTGCCATCCATGAGTAATAGAATTTTTAATAATTTGTATTGCTGTTTTATATTCGTTATTTGATATTTTCTGTAGGTTGTGTAAAGCTGTTTGTTCGCCTAGCTGTGTGTACTTTCTTAATCTCTTTTCTTTTCTCTCTTTTAGCCATACGCTCCAGGCCTCTTTAAATTCGTTATCTTGAAATGGATAAATAACCCCTTTACTAATATGTATACTAGGTTGTATACTAGTATGTATACTAGTGGCTCGTTTTGAGCCTAGCCCTGGCTCATTTTGAGCCTTTAATGGATCATTTTGAGCCTTAGTGTGGCTCATGTTGAGCCTATCTATATTAGTTCGTATTACTCTATTTAATCCATTATATGATATTTCTATAAATTGCTTTTTTTTTAAGTTTTTAATAGCTCTGGTTATAGTGGCCCTAGATACTCCTACTTCACTAGCTATTGTATCACTACTTTTAAAATACTCTGATAAAGTAGCTATATCTGATAGTATCAGCTTTTCTGTAGGGTTTAGCTCTTTATTTTGGTATATAGCTATAGGTACCCATACGCCTTTAAACTCTTTTGCCATCTGAATTTAAAATTTTATCTATAACCTCTATTTTAGATACTCCAGCTGTATTAGCTATTTTATCAGCGTATTTAATCATAGGCCAGGGGCTTTTATAGATCCACCTGTATACAGTCTTTCTATTAACTCCTAGAGCCTTTGCGCATGCTTTCTGGCTACCATATAGATCTATAATAAAAGCCTTCATTTTTTTTTATTGCTTATTATTACTATAAAAAGCACAATAGATACAATTAATGATATATACATAATATCCATAATTATTTATACCAGCTTGGCAAATCTAAAATCATAGCTTCATCATCTTCGTAACAGTCGTAGCTTTTTACGTTTTTATCATCTCCATTCCAGGCCTCAAACCATTGAGCAAATAAATTTATTTCTAGCTCAGCTATTTTTAAACCCTCTTTTACCATTTCATCGCTTAATTGATATACTACTACGCCATGTGGCGAATTTGGATCTACAGTAATTAGATAGCATTTAGGATAACATTTAAACGCTTTCTTTTTTATATCTAAGCCCTCTGTTATGTGGCTATACATATAGGCGTTACCATTCCATACAGCTTCTTTATATAACGCTATTTGCATATGATAAAGGTTATCTAATACCCAGCGCTGCATCTTTTTAGGCTCGTTATCTGTTACTTTTAAATCAGCTATATAATCCTGTCCTATTATATCAGCAAAGCCATGAAATTTTACAGGCTTTTCATTATTAAACCCTGTTGGCATGCTCCACTTTAAATGCTTTTCTACTACTATAGCTTCATTTATTAGCTTACTAGCTAAAGGGTGCTGCATTACAGCATTAGAAAGAATTTTAGCATCTATAACCTCCTTTGCAGTAAATACGCCTTGCTCTCCTTTGTCATTTTCAGCTACAGCCTCTTTATATTTCTTATTAGCTCTAGTAGATACATCTAAAATAGTTAGATCTTTAGCCTTTTCTGGCTCTAAAGTTAGTAGATGAGTTAGCCAGCCTCTGCGCATTGGCGCCGATTGTTTAAATACCTTATTTTTATATCCTACGAAGTGTGCAGGGCTTTTACTAAATTGTTTTAAGCTGCTAAAGCTTAGCGTTATATCTTCTATATTCATGGCTTAAATGGGTTGTCTCCTGTAAATAAAGCCGCTAAATCTACTTTAGCTTTAAATTCTTGCGTAGCGTTAAGTACCTCTTCTGTTAGCTCTTTAGCTGCGCTAGGCTTAACATAGTACTTAGTATCTAGGCCCGCGCCTTTTCTCGTTATAGTTATATCATAGCTTAACGGATCCCCTTGTACATCATTTAAATTAGCTAGCTCCTGTAGTACTGAGCGCGTACTACATTGATATATTTTGTATACTTTCTCTTCGTAGTGCCATACGCCAAAGGCTGCAAAGGGTTTAGGCGTATCTTCTGCTGTATATGCTTCTTTTGGCATTTCGCCATCGTAGCGCCATCTTAAAGGCTTTTTATCTTTCCATACTTCTATACCCTCCATAGGCTTGCTAATTATACGTATAGTGGCCTTATCATTAGGCGCAAATTTTAAGTACTGGCTACCTTTAGCGGCGCGCTCGTAATTGTTATCTAAAAAGCTCATTTTATTAATTTATTTTGCTGGTTATATTTAATCTTTTCGTATGAATCGTTAGCCCTTTCTATACAGTCTTGTACGCTAATACCTTTAATACCAGCGTATAAATCTATATAGTATTTTTGTATTTCTATTCTAGTTATATTCATTTTACTTTATTTAAGATATTTATAGCTAAATCTTTTACTTCTGCGCCCCTGCTGTAAAAGTGTAAAGTTTCTAGGTAATTAGGAGCCCCGCCCCATATAGCCGCCGCCTCTTCTTTAGAGTACTCACTATTTTTAGATATTTCTTTTATTATATCTGTACTTAATTGAGCTATAGCAGTTCTGTCTAAATCTCTTACTATTTCTGTAGATAAAAATTTTAGTAGCTTATTCATGTGATTGTGTGTTTTGTGTGTTTTTACTTTTTGAACACTACAAAGATAGGGCATTATATGCCCCATACCAAATAATAACTAAAAAAAATAATTAACAGTACTATGTTAGTATACCCAGGCTACATCTTGCGCCTTTGTACTGTCTAGATCTACATGAATAAAATTCTTACCTATACCCAGGCGCCTAAAACCTACATGCAATAAACTTTCTATTATTATTAGCCTGTTTTTAGAATTTGTTACGGCTATATCAGCTGCTAAACCTTTTAAGTGTGCTGAATTTCTGGCCACAGCGTAGCCCCTCTTTTTTAATACTTCGCTGTATTCTGGCGTTCTAAAGCCGCTAGTAATTTTAAATGGTACGCCTGCTTCTGCTCTAGCTTTATCTAATAAATCTAAGAATAAATGATCCATAAAGCCGCCTGATCCTGGCAAGTCTGGGCTATCAAATTCTTTTAACTTAAAGTAAAGCATCCTACTAAACTAATTATTATACATAGAATATCGTGGCTATCTATCTTATTATATATAAGAAATTTATACCTACTATTAGCTAAATTTAATAGTATAATACATAGATAAGGTATGTAGCTCATTTATTACGCTTTTTACGCTCTGTTACTATACGCTCTATATTAACCCATATAAGAGTAAAGCCGCCTACTATAGCTATAATATAATTTAGATCCGCTAGCCATACAGCCGCCCCCCATCCAGCCCATAAAAAATTAAGGCCCCAGTTATTTTCTATCATGGCTTGCTATGATTTGCGCCAGCTGTTTCTAATAGTGCCTGCTCCATTTCTATCATTAATTGTATTAACTCTTCCTGTGTCATATTGTAGTTATTGTTATATCAGCTCCATATATCATTATAGTAGCTACTGCTGGCGCTACTTTTATACATAAATTAACTGAAGTGGTACTATTTACATCTGTTATATCTATACTAGCATTTGTATTACCTGAACCTTTGCCAGATATGGCGCCTGTAGTCTGATTAAAAGCATATACATCTACGCCATTTATTACTGTAGAAGAGGCGTATACTTCTACATGAGTAGCTTTATAGCCTGTAGGTATAGCTTTCATTACATACATTTCTGTATTAGCGTTATCTATCCTAACTCCTAGCGTATTGCTTGTATCATCTTCAATGTATAAACCGCTAAAGCCGCTACGCCCTGCATCATCGTTAGCCATAAACTCGCAAGGCATAACTTTAATTAGCGAAGTAGAACCAAACCAGCCGCCGCCGCCGCCGCCGCCGCCACTAGCAGCCGCCCAGCTTAAACCCCCGCTGCCATCAGTTTTTAAATATGTACCGGCTGCGCCATCGGCTATAGGGTTCATTACGCCCAGGCTATTAATAGTTATTACATTTTCGCCAGCCCCAGCCTTATTATCTGGTAAAGTAATATCTATTGCGGCGCTTCCTGTACTTTTTGTAAATTTCGTTATACCATATGTATCAGTATTTACAAAGCCTAATTTTGTACTGTTATTATCAGTTATAGTATCATCTACTGGCCCCTTATTTGTTACTGGGTTATATGGCCCTATAATTACTGGCCTATCTCCTTTACTGGGCCGCCTGCCATCTATAGCCTCTGTTATTCCTGTTATATTTCGCGCTAATTTAATTACTTCGATATCATACTCTGATCTAGACGCTATAAAGTTTAGGCCTGTTATTTGATAAAAATTAGATACATCATATATATTAATTGCTACTGTATAAGGGTGTATAAATGGATAGCTATTAGCAAAGCGTAGTAAAGTACCGCGTTCAGTTCTCTTAGCTGTTTTGTTAGCCCCTAAACGCTCTCGTACTCCTAAACCATTTATACTATAATTAGTGGCGCTAGTTTCCTGTAAACTTTGCCAGTATGTAGCGTTTACATAGCCCAGGCCGCCTCCACTTGTACCCTCATCTATTAAAATAGTACCTTTACTAGCCTCTCCTATTTTATCTCCTATTAAAGTAGTGCCCTGGTCAAATTTGTAGCGCGCTGTATCTGGGTTTATTGCGTGTATATCAAATTCGCCGAATTGCTCAATTTCATCATCATCTAATACATTTAAATTTAAGTTAGTTACTTTCCAGTTACTATAGTTTTGTGTAGGGCTTAGAAAGTCTACAGAAGTTATAGCTGTGCCATTCCAGTCTACAAAATCAATACTAATTTGTACCTGTACACCGCTTGCCTCAGCTGGTATACCTGGTAAAGTTAGACTAAACTCTTCTCCATGATAAAACTGTGAATTATTAGGGTATGAGCTGTTACCATTAGCGCCATTAAAAAACTCTGAGTACCAAAGTAATTTATTAGTATTAGTACTATTCCATACAGTATCTGTATACTGTGGCTGTCTACCTATATAACCCTGGCTGGCTGTTTGTCCATACCATACTACATTAGTAGTGCTAGTAGCATCAAAAGTAGCGGATCTATTTATATAGCTATCTGTACCGCCTGCATCTCCTACCCTAACTTTAAAGCCTAGCCGCGCTCTTACTACGCCATCTTGACCAGTTAATGAGCTTATACCTATAGTGGCAAATTGAAAAGTACCACTCAAAATATATTCTCTACCCTCTGGCTGTGTAGTATCTTCATCTGATAGCAAAGCGCCCAGGCCGCTACTGTTAGAAACTCTAGGTATATTATAGTAGCTATTGGCTAGTATAGGTACATCTCCTTGATAATTGCGTGTACGCTTTACCTCTTTAAAAGCTGGTGTACTGGATCTTTCCCAGCCCTTTAATTTAACGTAATTTACGCCTGTACTTTGTTGCGTTTCAAATGTTATTATTGGGTTTAAATTTGCAACTGTATTGTATGTTACTACACCAGTACCGCTAATTTCATTATATATATTTAGTCCATTTAAAGTTACTCCATGCTTCTGTATATTACCTAAAGGCACTAGCCAGAAAGTACCTTGCGCCATAAATATAGTAGCGTTTAAAGTAGTGGCTATACTTTCTAGTACATCATAAGCACTATAATACTGGTTAACTCCGTTGCTATCGGGGTTATAAAAAGTGTTATGTTCTACTTTTGCATTATCTAGCTGTTTATTTTGCCCTGCACCTATTAGAGCTTTATACTGCGCCCCTATAAAATCTTCATAGAATTTTATTTGTATATCTGACGAGCCCCAAAAATTATTACAATGTACTTTATTTAAAGCCTTGAATAAATGCGCTGTTAATTTATCAGTACCTTCATACGGCGCGCCGTTATCGTTATAATCTATACCTTTTAAATTCCCTATACCATCTACAGCTGTAATTAATATTGCGGGGTTATCGTATTCATCTGGTATTATAGTTTGTTCTGGCAAAATTTCGCCTACCCAAAAGATTTCATTTGTACCATCTGGATCTTTATATACTTCTATCCTATAGGTACCCTCTTCAGCTGTATCTAAATAAGTATATAGCGCCTCGAATTGCGCCCTATTAGTTAAAGGCTCAAATAGTGTAAAGCTTAATTTACTACCTAATATGGGCTTAACTCTATCAAAATTATCATATCCATACTCTAGCCTAAAGCCATCTGGCCCCAGGTTAAAAACATAATTTAAATCTCCTGTAGATATTGTACTGTCTACTATCTGTACTTTCCAGCTAGTGCCTAGATCGTCAGTAAATTCACTCTTTGCATATACTACAGCCATTATACAAATCTATTTCTATCACGCGCGCCCCGCGTATTACTTATTACTATATCATCTCCAGAAATACGGCCATAAACATTAGTACTACCATTACCTAGATATTTTTCTAATTTAGATAGTGGCGCTATTACTTCTGGATCTATTGCAGCGTTTCTATTATCTCCTACAATACTCATAGTTTCGCCAAACGCGAGCCCCCCGCCAGCTAAAGCGGGCACGCCTCCAAAAGCCGCTTTTACAGAGCCTACAGCCCCCGCTATAAAGGCTGGTATAGTTAGCCCGCCGCTAGCCTGATTAGCTAAATTCTTATTACTGGCCGCGCTCGCTATTGCTGATCCTATGGCCTCACTTAATAAAGTTTTTAAAATTTGCTTACCTATTAACTTCATAGCTTCGCCAAAATTTTGAGCTTCAAAAACAGCATTTACAAAGGCATCCGTTATATTTTGGCCCAGGTCTTTAAAGGCTGTGCTAGTAACATTTACAGTATCATCTATTTTCTTAGCTACGCCCTCTACTCCTACGCTAAAATCATCTAAAAATAGTAGCAGCTGCTCTGCGCTCTGTACTGTAAAAGTCTGTACGCCGTTTGTTAAATCTTGCGTTATTACAGTACTCATACCTTCTAAGTCCATTAGTAAGGACTTTAACTCTGTACCATATTCTTTAGTTTGTTTTATTAAACCGCCGCCAGTACTACTACTACTACTACTACTAGCGCTTGTACTACTTTCTGTAGCGCCTGGATCTGTAGCGCCTGGATCTGTACTAGCGTATTTCTCTAATAGCGCTAGCTTTTCAATTT